TAAGGCTAACAGTAGAGCCCAAGTGTAAAAACTTGATCAATTGCGTAAGCAAACAAACATACAAAGAAGGAACACAAGTTCCAGACAAAAGTAGTGACTTAGATCACTTTAATGATGCATTGGGTTATTTGGTCCACTGGATCAATCCAATTAAACGCCCAGTGCAAGAGCACAAAGGCCCTGAACTGTTTGGTCATTATTAGAATAAATAAACATAATACCTGATCAGTATTTGAGACCCAGTTCAAACCTATAGGAAGAACAAGACATGTTAACATTAGCAAAATTAGAAGAAGTTCACCCAAAATATAAGGATGTGGCCAAGGTGGCTAACTACCATTACCAAAGTTATATGGGTGGTGAAGTATACAAGCATGGTAATTATTTAACCAAGTATATTGGTGAAGAAGGTGCTCCAGGTGATCAGTATGGTAAAAGACTGAACAGTACACCACTGGACAACCATGTGCAAACAACAATTGATATATACAGAAGTTTTTTATTCAGGACATTACCCAAAAGAGAGCTAGGACTGTTAATAAATAATCCATTGGTGAATGAATGGATGATGGACACTGACCAGGAAGGTCAATCAATGGATAGTTTCTTAAAAACTGCCAATGATTTGGCTATGGTTACAGGAGCATGTTGGATCCTTGTAGACAAAGCGTCATACAAAGTTGAAACACAAGCAGAAGAAATTGCACTGGGCATTAGAGCCTATGCAACAACCTATACACCACAAAATGTATTGGACTGGTATTATGAGCGTAACATTGCTGGTAAGCCAATCCTTCATTATTTAAAAGTGCGTGAGAGTGAGAACAATGAATACGTGTGTTATACCTGTTGGTATACTGACAAGATTTGCAAATACACTGTGGGCAAAGATAGCCAGGGTGCATTGACAGAAATTACTGGTTATGAAGAATATGAAAATCCACTGGGCTATGTGCCATTTGTATTTCATGCTCCACTTAAATCACCAACCAAAGGTGTGGGCGTAAGTTTGGTTGCAGACGTGGCAAACCAACAGAAAATGATCTATAACTGCCTTTCAGAAATTGAGCAAACTATCAGAATCAGCAGCCACCCCACATTAGTAAAAACACCAGCAACAGATGCAAATGCAGGCGCAGGTGGTATTGTAAGTATACAGGAAGACATGGAGCCAGGTCTAAAACCATATTTGCTACAACCCAACAGCAGCACAATTGATGGTATCCTTAAAACAATTGAAAAATCTGTAGAAGCTATACAACGTATGACTCACACCAGTGCAATACAAGCAACAACTGGTGCACCAATGAGTGGCGTTGCACTACAAACTGAACGCCAGATGTTGAATGCTAAACTGAGTGACATGAGTGATACACTCAAGGAAACAGAACTACAGATGTGGCATATTTGGTTAGATTGGCAAGCACTAAACAAACCAGAAGACTTCCACATTGATTATCCAGAAAGTTTTGACATGCGTGATGAACATCTTGAACTGGACTTCCTAATGAAAGCAAGGTCAAGTGGCGTAAGCACAGACGCATTCCAGCGTGAAGTGGACAGACAAATTGTTGCACTAACAGTGGATGATGCAGAAATACAAAGTGAGATCCTACAAGAGATGGATGCAAAAACATTTGAACCAGTGGTAATGGTATTACCAAGAACAGGTGACAGTGTAACAGCAACCAGTGTGGATGAAAGAGTAAGTTTACTTTCAATTGGTTATGTTGAGGTAGGCACACAGTAAATGGCCTACAATGCAGCTAAACATGAACGTGTGATTGAAAACGTCATGCAAGACATAAAGGATGGTGTGTTTGATGACATTAAAAGTTTGGAAAACAGAATTGCTGAACTGGTTGCAAGTGGCGTAAATCCACAAGAGATCAGATCACCCTTAACACAAGCATTTGAAAACAGCAAAGCACAGATAGTTGACAGTGTAAAACCTGTGAGTGAACTTGCAGCTGACACTGTGGCACAAAGTAGCCTTCCAGTCACAATTGCAGATGACAGTGCCAGCAGTGCATTGGCTGATCAAACTGGTAGAACTGTAGCAGGCACACTGGATGGTGGAATGGAAAACATCATGGAAGTTATTGTGTTGGGAACAGCAGCAGGCATGGCACGTGAAATGATTGTAAATCAGGTGCGTGGTAGAATCAGTGGTGTGTTTATGGAAAGCAATGATCCACTGGTGCGTAAAACACAACGCAAACTTAAAAAACTTGTGAGAAGCAACAAGGCTACACAAAATGAAGTTGCTGACGCAACTAGAGTAATTAGAGATAGACTTGTGGGCATCAATACAACTGCAAGTTTAAGAGATCTAACCACCAAAAGTGTTCAGGATACTGTAATGAAGTTTGATGCAGCATTTACAGCAGGCAGAGCAGAACGTGCAGGCATTGAACGTTTTGAATATGCTGGAGGAACAACAGACAAATCAAGACCATTTTGTATGGGTTTGGATGGTGAGACTATGACAAAAGATGAAATATATGACCTCTGGGATGGCAGTCATTGGGCAGGCAAGGAGCCAGGTGATCCATTTGTTGTCAGAGGAGGCTATAACTGTATGCACTTCTGGGTGCCAGTAGAGGAAGACTAAATAAAGATATAAGTGTCACACCATAGTGTGATGAAACCCTAACTAAAAAGGATATGGACATGACCACTGAAACTCATGGTATTACTGATGAAGTTGACACTGGGGCAACTGAAGCAGGCCAAACAAATGAATCCCAGGTTGAGACCAAGATGTTCTCACAAGAAGAAGTGAATGAACTGATTGGCAAACGTGTTGCACAAGTCAACAAGAAATATGAAGGTGTTGACGTAAGTGAATACCAAGCACTCAAAGGCTTGAAAGAGCAAGTTGAGGAAGAGCAAATGATCAAGAAGCAGGACTTTGATGGTTTACTCAAGAAACAACGTGAGAAAAGTGAAAGTGAAATCACATCCTTGCGTAATGAACTTGAAACTATAAAAATTGATGGTGCACTCATCAATGCAAGTAGTAAAGCCAAAGCCCTAAGCCCTGAGCATGTAGCTCAACTATTGCGTAGCTCACTAAAGCTAGACAACAATGGTCAAGTGGTTGTTACAGATAAAGATGGACAACCAAGGTATACAGATAATGCTGACCCAATGACTGTTGATAATTTAGTTGATGAGTTTTTAGCAAGTAACCAATATTTCAAAGCTGCAGGTCCAAGTGGATCAGGCAGTAAAGGCAACACAGACACAGTGAATCAAACAGAGTTTGATTTATCACAACTTGATATGAATAACCCACAGCACAGAGCAATCTATACCAAGATGAAGGCTGAGGGTAAACTATAATATAAGGATAATTTAAAATGGCTAATGAAGCATATGGTTCAGGGTTAAACCTTGACGCAATGGTGGTTCCAGTACAAGCAGCAACAGTATTTGCAGCACAGGAAGCATCACTATACTTACCAGGAGCACTAGTTCCTATGGTTGACGTACCAGCAGGTTCAGCATCAGCACAAGTTGCTGTAATGGGCTCAGTTGCAGCGCAAACAATTACATCAGAAGCATCAGAAGGTGTAGACTTTGACGCAAAACTACCAACTGACACAAAGAAAACAATTGCACTAGACTTAATTGCAGCACGTACAGTATTACGTGACTTGGGTGGAATTGATGTAGAAAATATGTCACGCATTATGGGTAACGCAATTGCAACAGCAGTTGACACAGCAGTTTCAGCAGAAATGGCTAACCTAACACAACAAGAGATCACAGACGCAAACCTATTACATGAGTTTTATGAAGCAGTTGGTGCTATCAGAAACGCAGGTGAAGGTGGACAGCTAAACGCAGTTATCTCAGCAGCAGCATACCATGAGTTCATGCAACACATTGGTTCAAGTGCATTTGCAGCAGCAGACGTACAAAACGCAGCAATGCGTACAGGTCAAATTGGTACAATTGCAGGCGTTCCTTGCTACGTATCATCATACCTAAATGACACCAACACTGGTGTAACAGGTACTAAAGCAGCTATCTTCAGTGCAGACGCCCTACGTGGTGCTACACAAGGTGGTGTTAAAGTAGAGATTGAACGCAGAGCTGCTGCAGTAGGTAGTGACGTAATTTCAAGTATTGCATTTGGTGTTGATACACTAGACGCAACACGTGGTATCCTACTTAAGGATGCAGCATAATTTAATATCTTGGTGGGGGGCAATAGTCTCCCACTATTACCCAGGAGAATGACATGGCATTTGCTACAAACACAGACTTAGAAAAATATTGTCCAGAAGTATTTGAACAAGGCGTTGATGACTGGAGTGATGAATTAAGTGAAGCACAGGATGATGTTACAAACATGATCCAATTCAAGTGGTGGAACAAAATGAAATCACGCAGTGAATTTAATGCAACTAAACTTGTTGAAGCACAGTGGACAAAAGCAACTGTATATAGAGCAATGGCTTCTTATATCCTTCCAAAGTTGTCCACTTTCAGACCAGAAGGGGATCCATTCAGAGAACAACTTGAATTTTATAAAAACAGGTTTGAGGAAGAATTTGATCTACAGTTTGGACTAGGCATTGAATATGACTATAATGATGATGGAACAATTGATTTGAACACAGACGTAAATGAATTTGATCAGTCAAGGCTTTACAGATGAGAGAACAAATTACCAGCAAGATTGTTGAATTACTTAAAGACCAGAGAAGTGTCAAATTTGGTAGAGTACAAAGGGATCCAATTATCCCTAGTGAGCTACCAAAAACTGCCTTCCCTGCAATTTATGTAGAAACAACTGATGAGGATATTGAAGACATCACTATGTATAGTGGTAGTCAGCCAGTGCGCCATGGCGTAATGGAAGTAAATGTGGTAATGGTTATAGGTGGCAAGGAACGTGATACTCAAAAGAATATTGCAATCCAGGCAACTGAACAAACATTAATGACAGACAGGAAACTGGGTAACACAGTAGAAGATTGTAGACTCACAAGAGTAGAGTCTGTTGTAATAGGTGAAAGCGCACCTTTTACAACGTGTAGAATGGTATTCACATGTGAATACTGTTACACCATTAACTTAGAAGGAAACTAAATTATGGCTTGTATTTCAGGAAAGAATGGTGCGCTATCAATGGATGGTGGCACTAGTAATATTGCACAACTAACAAGTTGGACAATAACACAAAACGCAGAAACAATTGAAGGCTCATATATGGGTGAGGACTGGCGTTGCGTCAAACCTGGCACACAGAGTTGGGAAGGCACAGCAGAAGCATTGTTTGATACAACAGAAGTATACCCTACAGTGGGTAGTGTTGTAGAAATTGTTGCTTATGAAGAAGGCTCAACCACAACTTACAATGGCAGCGTTGTAGTAACATCAGTTGAAACTTCAGCAGGCGTTGAAGATATGATCACAACATCATTATCATTTACTGGTAATGGTGCATGCAACATATCATAAGCACAAACTAAGAAAGGACAGATCAATGGCTGATTCAAAACAAAGTTTTATTACAGAACTAAATGCTGAAGTAGGCAAAGATCTGTCCAAGTTTGCACAAATATTATCACAAGAATTACGTGCAACAACTCCAATCAGAACTGGCCAAGCCAGAGGTGGTTGGGTAAATACATACAATGGTGGTTATGGTAAAATAAAAACCATTCCATTAGCAAGTAACAAAGTCCCATACATTGGAGTATTGGACAGCAATAAAACAAGCCAACAAGCCCCCTTAGGCATTGTTGAGCCTGCACTACAGAAAGCAACAAGGAGAGTTTAGATGAGTGTATTAACAAAAGCAAGAGGCCATTTTAAAGATCAATTGGCTGGAGAATTAAACAGTATGGAAGTTCCTGAGTGGGAATCAACCATTTACTGGAAAAGTATTAGCACGTTTGTTCAAGAGCAAAAAGTAATTGAACTACATGGCAAAGGTGAATTGGTAGCAGCACTGGTTGAGACACTGATCCAAAAAGCATTAACAAAAGAAGGCAAACGTATGTTCAGCAATGCTGACAGAGATGTCCTGATGCGTGAAGTGGATCCCAATGTTATTATTAGAATTTGCACAGCCATTAACAGTGGTAAAGAACAGGTAGAACAAGACCTGGGAAACTAGAAAAGGATCTTGATACACTATTTCTATTCAGAGTGGCAGAGTCAATGGGTAAGAGTGTTGAATGGATCCTACATAATGTCAGCACACTAGAGTTGGCAGGGTGGGCTAAATATTATGGCTACCTCCATACGCAGAGTAAGCAAAGGAAATAGTAATGGCTGATTATAATATTAACATTAACGCCAAGGACAATGCCAGTGCCAATATTACCAAAATTGGTGGTGGACTTGGAGGCTTAACAGCCAGCGCAGGCAAAGTAAAGGCTGCCATTGGTTTGGCAGCTGGTGCATTTGCTGCAATTGGTGCAATAAATGTAATAACTGACAAAGTTGACCAAATGGATAACTTGGCCAAGGCTGCCAGAGCTGCAGGTAGTGCTGCTGGTGAGGATGCTTTCAAAGGCTTCCAAGTTATGAAGCAAGCACTAAATGAAGCAGGTGTTGACGCAAGCACAGCAGATAGAGCATTCCTAAACATATCACAACGCATGAAAGAAGGTGCAGAAGGTGGTAAAGCCTTTGGTGAAACCTTTGAAAAAATGAAGGGTGCTATTACTGACAGCAATGGTGAATTAAAAAGTTCACCAGAAATATTACAAAGTATGATCAACGCCCTTAATGAGGGTAAAATATCCACTGATGAGTTCCAGAAAGTTGTTGGTGGTAGAGCTGGTCCTATGATCAATGAAATGTTTGGTAAAATGAATGGCAGTGCTGAAGCATTGCAAGCAACACTGAATGATGTAGCAGAAAACTCAAACATTGTGCCATTAGAAGCTGCAGAAAATGCAGAAATATTCAATGATAATATTGGTAGATTGAAAGAAGGCATGGGTCAGTTATTGACTGATGCCATTGCACCATTGATGCCAGTGTTGGTAAAACTGAGTGAAGATCTATTGGCCAAAATGCCAGCCATTATTGACACTGTAAGTACAGCACTTAAAAATTTAGAACCATTGTTTAGTCTAATAGGCACAGTATTGACTGATCTTGTATTTCCAGTTTTACAAAAAGTATTTGAAGTATTGGGCACAATTGCAACAGCTATAGCACCATTGGTTGAGAGTGCAATACCAGGACTAAAAGGCGCATTTGACGCACTTGTGGAAATAGTTAAATCAATTGTAGGTTTCTTCCAGGGTGTGGCAGATAGTTTACAAGGCATATATGACAAAGCAATACAATTAAAAGATGGTGTAACAGGAACATTCAGTGGAATGGCTGACAGTGTTAAAAATACAACCAAAGATATGACTGGTAGTGTTACTGGTTGGTTTGGTGACATGTATCAAAAAGTTGTTGGTGGATCTATTGTTCCTGACATGGTAAATGGTATTATTGCAGAATTTATACGCATGAACAAAGGCATGTCAAAACAAACTAAACAAGCAACCAGTAAAACAATGACTGCATTTGAAAGTTTAGAAGAAAAAATACTCAGCAGTATGAAAAATGGTAAACTTGCAAGTGGAGACTTTGGTGGCTTTTTCAAGGACACAATGAAAGACTTGGTAATGGACTCACTGAATGGTGGCAACCAACTAAAATCAATATTCAGTGGTTTGTTTGGCAACAATGGCAGTGGTGGC